CTTATATTATTATCTTTATAGGTGCAAACTTGTCGATATGGTAGAGAAGTTACATCAATAACGCTGAACGCTGAGTAGTCTAATCCTTTACCGCGAGAAGTATCAACAACAATCGTATAGATATTATTTGGAATTGGTGCTTGATACACTTTAATTCCATTTTCGGATAAATGCATCGGTTTTACAAAAGCAAGTGACTTGAGAGCAGCTGCAGAAAGGAGAGTTCCTGAAGAACCCATGAACTCACATTCCATTTCTTGAAGAAACTTCTGTTCCCCAAGAACTCGGCGCTGCTCATCAGCCCATTGTTGGCTTCTCCCTGGAACCTGACGCCAGTTAGCCTCAACATGTGTAAACCCATTTTGACCTTCAACGGCTTCAGTCCACATTCTATAAAAGTGATTCATGCCATTCGGTGTCGAGGAAATAAGAATCTTAGAAGTTGTACCAGAAGAAATCGTCGGATAAACGGAAGTGAAGAATTCTTCAGCAATGTTTGTTGGCACGAATGCAAACTCGTCAAGATACAGAAGCGAGATAGAGAAACCACGGATCGCACTTGATGCTGTAGAATTAGCGAGTACACGGCATCCGTTTTCTAATTCAATGTCACCCTTGTTCCATACCTTAACGCCCTGTTGAATCCACATTGGCAGTGCTTCGTATGCTAGTTTGATACGAGCAAGAATTTCTCTTGACGTACTGGCTTTGTTTGCAAGAATCGCGACTGTTTTGTCTTGATTGAAAAGAATGTACCAAAGAATATAACCAACAATGATCGTGGTTTTACCAACCTGACGACCTGCCTTTACAATTACACGACGATTGTTATTAATGTCATTGACAACATCTTTCTGAAATGGATACAAAGATATTTGAACAAAACCTTTGTCAAGTGTAATAATCTTGACGTAGTTCTCAATAAAGTATTCTGGATTTTCGGCGCACTTGACAAACTCGCGGATTTGATCTTCCGTGAGTCCCATTTGCATATTAACTCGTTTTAACTTGGGATTTCCAAGATAATGTTTGAGTTTAGCTGTTATTTGATTCATTCTTTAATTGCTTCAATAATTCAGCAGTGCTTCCGACAAATACAGCTTTATCAACATTAATATTAGTTGGTCCCTGCTGCTCTGCTTTTTGGGGGTTCAATTCTTTTTGTTGCTTTTGAAGAATCATTAATTTCTCTGTAACGTCAGAGAGATTTTTAATCATGTTGGCAGCAACTTCATATGCACGTGGATGCTGTGATTCTTTTGCAACTTCTAAAATGCCGTCAAGTGCTTCGTTGCCTTTCTCAATTAGATTATAATAGTTTGCGCGAGAATAATCCGCGTCTGGATTTTCAGCATTATCTTGATGAATTGTAATTGGTTTATCACTGTTATCTTTTACAACAGGGATATAATCAGTGTTCAGAATATCTGCCAATTTTGAATCAGTTTCACTCATAAGCCATATGTTGATTTAGTTGCATTGTAATTTTGTAATATTTCAGAGGCAGTCAATGTTCTATTATAGATGAACACTTGACTCAAATCCCCATAATACTGATAACTTCCACCTGAATACGCGCTCAATCCAAACCAAACTTCTTGCGAATTTGTGATAGAAGATAAGGTTGTGTTTGTATTGTTTACTTCAATTCCATTTACATATAATCGTAACTTAGATGCATCTCTTGTAAACATAACATAATACCAAGATCCATCATTATAAGTGTTCAATTGACTAGAAATAGAATTACTTGAGCCACCTGATGTTGCAATGTCACCAATAATTAACCCACCATTCATCCATATGCGATAATTCCATGGCCAACCTGCAGCAGTTTCTTTTGAGATAATCATCTTAATGCCAGCAGAACTAGTGCGGAACCATGCACCAACAGAAAAATTTTCTGATGCTAAACTTTGATTAGTATCAATGTAATCAGTAAAATCAAATGTGAAGTGTGTGCTATTAAATGTTGGTGAGCCTTGTAATGTTGTTGCATATCCATTTGGACTCAAATCTGTCCAAGTTGTTCCAGAACCAGGATAACTTGTAGAATCAGCAGCATTGAGATAAAGTTGAAGATTAGTGCGCACAATATCAAGCACACCAACTTTTCTTCTACCAAATTTAAATGAACCGCTAAATGAACCCAACATTTAAATACCCATTGTAGCTGGATTATAAAAAGTTATTCCAGTTGTATCTGATTTCTTACTTATGGTTGGTGTAGAGAAACTAAACGTACAGACATCACCACCACCTCTTTCACCAAATTGGACTCGAATCGGATAATATACACCAGCGCTCAATGCAATGCTTTCACTCATTTCAACAACACCATGCAACCCACCATTGTTTATAGTTGCATTTCCTGTTGTAAATCCAGACCTTGCATTTGATCCAATCCACATGTAAGATGCATCATCACTACTCAAATAAAATGTATATGTTTCAGTTGTTGTTGGTCTAAAATATCCCAACCATTGATAACTGAAATCACTTCCATCATCACTTCCTGGTTCAGATATTGAACCAACTTGAATTGTAGTAGAAGATACTGTTTGCGAGGCGAACCATGAAACGTCGTCAGCAAAATAGCCGCCGTTATATCTTCTTGCTACAACTCCAGCAAGGTAGGAAATCCCTTTCCTACCAAATGCTCTGGACCCACTGAATGAACTAAACATTATCCGAACGTCGTCAATTGACCAAGTGTTATCCACGTTCCATTATTGTTCACAACACTGAAGGAAACAACATCCTTCTTGTTAGCTGAACCAGCTGGTTGCGTACCACCCTGCCAATTTACAGTTTGCGCTTGACCACCAATTTGAACCGCAGTTGGAACATATGCTGTTGCACCTTGATTCAACACTAGCGTGAACGATGTTGCATTATTTGCAGGAATCGTTGTGTTAGTGAAGTTGGCAGTAAAGTTTGCACTAATGCTTGAGTGAACAAAAATTTGTCCAAGCGCGCAATCATGCGTCACAGTACCAGTTGCAGCAGACAATGCATTGGTTGCTTCAATCACATTTTTGACATTCAATACATTTGTTGACACGCTAGTAAAGATTACAGGATCAGCTGTATTCAATGACTGGTTATAGGTGCTTGGACCCTGTGGTCCTTGAGGACCTTGTGGACCAGATGGACCAGCAACACCTTGTGGACCCTGTGGACCAACAACACCTTGTGGACCTTGTGGACCTGCAACTCCTTGAGGACCTTGTGGACCCTGCGGACCTTGTGGACCACCAGAAGGACCAGAAGGACCAGATGGACCTGTTGGACCAGCCTCACCCTTATCACCAGTACGAGCAAATGTAATCAAGACATCTTCAGAGGCACTGAATGTTGCAGCACTACCAGAAACATAAGAGCAGTTCACTTCGAAGTAACCTGTCTTATCTGTTAGACTGTTTACAACAAACAATGCAAAGTCGCTTGGATCAGACTTATTGCTGATCTTGAAGTGACCCTTAATTGTTGATGTTGAGTCATCAATTGTTGCCAAGAAGTTGAAGATATTTGTACCGCTATCGTCAAGATAGTCAATCCACAATTTATTTGCAGCAGTGACAGTGCCATTGTTCAACTTCAATTTGCCTTGTCCTGGATCACTATCAGTAGTGTTAGAATCAAAGGTAAAGTCAAACGTTGCGCCACCAAAGCCACCAGTTGCACCAGTTGGTCCTTGTGGACCCTGTGGTCCTTGTGGACCTGTGTCACCAGTTACGCCTTGTGGACCTTGTGGACCTGTGTCACCAGTTACGCCTTGAGGACCTTGAGGACCTTGTGGTCCTTGTGGACCCTGCGGACCTTGCGGACCAACAACACCTTGAGGACCTTCTGGACCTTGTGGTCCTTGTGGACCCTGCGGACCGACAACACCCTGTGGACCTTGTGGTCCTTGTGGACCCTGCGGACCTTGCGGACCTTGTGGACCAGCAGCACCTGTGTCACCTTTATCACCAGTACGAGCAAAAGTAATAATAATATCTTCAGAATCACTGAAACTGCTTGCGCTGCCTGAAACATAAGCGCAATCAACTTCGAAGTATCCAGTGCGATCTGTCAATCCACTAATTGTGAAGAGAGCAAAATCAGCTGAATTTGATTTATTGCTAATACGGAAGTGACCCTTAATCGTTGATGTTGAGTCATCGATGGTCGTCAAGAAGTTTTGAATTTGTGTTCCGTTGTCATCCAAATAATCAATCCACATCTTATTTGCAGATGTAATTGTTGTATTATTCAAACGCAACTTACCAGTGCCTGGATCACCCTGGAAGTCATTTGCACTAAACGTATAGTCAAATGTTGCACCACCAAAGTTACCTGTTGCACCAGTTGGACCTTGTGGACCCTGAGGACCCTGTGGACCAACGTTACCTTGTGCTCCCTGTGGACCTTGCGGACCCACATCGCCAGTCACGCCCTGTGGTCCTTGTGGTCCTTGTGGACCCTGCGGACCTTGCGGACCAACAACACCTTGAGGACCTTCTGGTCCTTGTGGACCCTGCGGACCTTGTGGTCCTTGAGGACCTTGTGGACCAACGACACCTTGTGGACCTTCTGGACCAGATGGACCTGATGGACCCTGAGGACCCTGTGGACCACCAGATGGACCAGTCGGACCTTGCGGACCAGTTGCACCAGTTTCGCCCTTATCACCAGTACGAGCAAAAGTAATGAGAATATCTTCACCATTACTAAATGATGCAGCACTACCAGAAACAAAAGCACAATCAACTTCAAAGTATGAAGTTTTGTCAGTTAAATTACTGATTGTGAACATAGCAAAGTCAGCAGAGTTTGCTTTATTTGTTACGCGGAAGTGACCTTTGATCAATGATGTTGAGTCATCGATTGTTGCAAGGAAATTTTGAATGTCTGTGCCACTTTGATCAACATAGTCAATCCAAAGTTTAGTAGCAAGAGTTACTGAACTGTCATTAAGTTTTAATGAACTATTGCCTGGATCGCTATCTGTAGTATTTGTTTGGAAATTATATTCAAACGTTGCACCACCAAAGCCGCCTTGTGCGCCAGTTGGACCTTCAGGACCTTGCGGTCCTTGTGGACCCTGTGGACCAACTACGCCTTGTGGACCTTGTGGACCTTCAGGACCTTGTGGTCCTTGAGGACCTTGTGGACCAACGACACCTTGCGGACCTTGTGGACCTTCTGGTCCTTGTGGACCTTGAGGACCAAATACACCTTGAGGACCTTCAGGAC